GCTGTCACCTCATTCAACACTCCGCACTTACACTGAATACTTATGTTGCCGTCTTTTATCTGGCCTTCAGCCAGCTTCTTACCGCAACTGCAACAACGTATTTCATTCTTACTCACTCCACTTAGTTTTATAGTGATCAATTACCTTCTGCCTTTCTTCATCGGTTTTCGCGGCTTGCAGCTTCACTTTCATCAAATACCGGAAATGATTCTTTTCGGTTATAGTGATATTGCAATCTGGCTTACCACTTTTAGGGTTCGGTTTCTTTCGGGTATAGATGGGGATGGCTTGCTTAATAACTGCATCCAATTGCAGTTCGGCAAAGAACGCTTCATTCTCTGCCGCCTCATACGCTTTAATCTGTTCTTGGTTTACTTCCCAACTCATTTTGCTACCCTCAAATAATCGTTTAACCCGGCCTTACTCAGATCATCATTAATTCGCTGCATATCTTCATCGCTTAAATTATTCACCAGGTCGGATAACGTTATCTTATTGCTGTCAACAAGGATAAGGTCTTTAGGCAATTCATCAGGTACATCAAGACCCATCATTTCAAGTTTATAGGCCTCAGGCACAACTAACTTACTAACCCATTCCCATTTATCTTTTTGGTTCTCCTGCAACTCAGGATAAACCGACATATCGAAATCAGCATATACATTCACCCCTTTGAATCCCCAGTCTGTCTGCAGCTTCCGGTTAAAGTGATCCCGCTTTGCCGTTAGATGTGGCAACGCACACCGGCTTGTTAATGCTTTCTCCGCTTCTACAAGACTGTTATACGTCTTATTATCCGGATCGTTGCCTAACTGCGAAGGAATGCCCCACAAATTGAATATGCCCCGTAAATCGTTCACCTCAATATTTGAAAGATCCATATCCTTCAGGGTGTTACCCACACTCACATACCCCATCTTATAACCGCTAAACGCAAGTTTGCCGTAGTTATCTGCCCCTGCATGTTCCTTTGCCCACCCTCGTTTCACCACGTCTCTTTGAGCGTCACGGCCCGTTGCGGGCACTAGCGCATCATCCACATATACAATACCAGCTGCGCCGTTATTTTCTAACTGTACCGCCCCTGCTTTCTTTGAACTGTTGTTTCGGGTTAACCTGCGACTGCCTGGCTTTAACGGGCTCATGCCTAACAACCCGGCGCCCGTGTTACTATATTCAGGATTCCACAACTTCACATGCAACACTTCTTCTTTACTGAACCTGCGAACCTCGCCGCTTTGCAACTGCCATCCTACAATACGCTGCGGCCACGCTGTTGTAGCGATAGGGTTCAGGTACTGTGCAGGCATGTTAAATATCTCTTGCGGTAGTCCTTGATTAGCCCCAGCATCGAGCAGGTTGCTCCACATCATTTCATTGCCAGTTATCATCTTCATTCCTGCGCCATCAGCAATAAGGTCTTGCCAGGTTGTGCGCTCATTGGGCCACTTCATCAGGTCGTTCAACTTTCCCAGTGGTCGGTTGTAATTGGTTATTGGTTCGAGCGCCTTTTTTCGCAGTGCCCTAGCCTTTGCCCAATCAGTATTCTCCGACTTGCTGGCCATGATAGCCTCATACTGCTTTAGCGCTTGTTCGTCTACAACCTGGTACAATGCCCATGGCGCAACTCTTATCTTATCCATGATCAGCATTACACCGGCGTATACTATATCGTTGGTTTGGTAACCTTCTGTTATATAGCTTGCCAGCTTATCGCTGATCCATGTAACGGTGCCGTTTATTTCAATGAACTTGCCCGGCCCTTGCGCCGGTATTAAACTACCTGCCGGTGGCGGTGAGGCTTTGATGCCCAATAACCCAGCGAAAAACTGTTGTACTTTATTCATATACTGCCACCGGAAGGCTTGAATATAAATCCTGTTAAATGTGTGAAAATGGCGTATCTTATCGCATCCATAAGGTGATCGTTAAACTTCACCGGTTCATCCAACACTTTGCCATTTTTATCTGTCTTCCACTTATAACTTTTGATCTCCTTCAGGATATTGGCTGATCTCTTTGTGATATATAGCGGCATGCTCTTTACCTTCCTTATCCCCTCTGTTACATCTTTATCAGCAGATATTGCGTTATATCCAGCTCTACATATTTCCTCAATGGTCTTCGGCTCTGCTGCGTCACAATATGTTTGTATACCTTTTGTAAGGCCCAGCCCATGGTATTTTTCAATTAGGTCGTTAGTCGTGAGCTTTGTTTCATATAGCAGCTCGTCCACGTAAACGCCACCTTCATAAATCTCAACATCTACCAGTGCAGAAGGAACGTTAAACCCAAAGTCCTGGCCCCTGATCCTTTCACCCCGGTTCGGCATTTCGTCCACCAACTTCCAGTGCGTGTATATCGTTTCGCTGCTGGTACCGCGTAAGCCAAGGCCGAATACATTCCAGAGATTTTGATCTACATCTTTCAGTCCTTCAATCTCTGCAATTTGCTCCTTGGTAAGATTTGCCAGATTATTCAGGTATGTACTTATAATAAGTTTATTACCTGTTTTATCCGCAACATCGTATACCCAAGAATATTCATCAGCCGGATTGAAGTCCATGAATATCGCTTCTCTGGTTCGAAGGAATAACTGAATTGCAGTATCCTTTCTTAATAGATTAGCTTCATTCAGATACAATATATCCCGGCCCGGGCCTCGTACCCTTTGGCTATCATCTGCTCCAAAGAACTCAATATAACTACCCGTTGACGGGAAAGTATAAATCTGATCTGTACGGTTGAAGTTATCCTCACTGAAGATCATTTGATCCTCCAGATTCTGCAGCACATCCTTACGGGCTCCTTTCTTCAAGTGTGGCAATGATGGGCTTACTACACTAATCTCTTTCTTGCCGTAAGCCTTACCGGTAATTTGATTCTGGCCCCCGCTCGCAATATCAATCATCAACTGTGAAAGCGAAAACGTTTTGCTCGACCTGGTGCTGCCCTGGTTGGCGATCACCCGGTAAATGCCTTTGTCGTATGCTTTCTTATTGGCCCAGAATACTGGTGTTGTGTTTGTCTCAATCAGCATCGGGCAATGGTTGGTTGCCTGCCTGTTGTTTGTAAAGAACTGTTACCCCGTCCGGGGTTCTTACATCTACCTCCTGCTTGTCCCTCCATTTATCTTTTTGACGGTTCTTTAGCCAGAAAATGGCCGCCACTGTATCAGGCGGATAATGCTCCTGGTATGGTACAATCAATGGCCCTTTTACCTTATTGCCGTCGCTATCTTCTGTTTCGCCGCCTGAAGGGAATATCTTCACCGCATCGTGCGTATACCCCATTGCCCTTTGATACAACCGGTCAGCGACATTTGCGTCGGCCAGGGTCTTTCCCTTTTTTATGGACTCGAAAAACTCAGGATGTGCTATTTTCCAATTGTTTATAGTAGATTCATCAACCTCGAAAAATTCTGCAATCTCTTTATCTGTAGCGCCGAGCTTGCAGAGCTTTTCGACCTGCTCCACGTATTCTTCACGGTAATCGGTAGGTCTACCCCCTGCCATAAACAAAAAATCCGAGTCGGCGTTTGTGCCTCTCGGATAATAAAGTTATACTGAATATGTCGATTTAGTTGGTAGGATATTTACTACCACTTTAGTTATGCAAGTGGTTCCATGTGGAGCCTATTTGGCTGCCTTCAATAAGTGAGGCTGCTTTGCTTCTCCTTGCAGAAAATCTATTTGGGTGGTCTCGCCGATAATTTGGCTGTTCAACAATTCAACTTTACATGTATTGATAATTGCAGACGCGGCCCCTACCATTACCTTTGCTCTACTTACCTCTATTTCCTCATTTTCCAAAGCGGCATAAAGCTCTGACAGCTTATATCTAAGCTCCTGAATGTATTTTACCGGTTTTTTCTTTGACATAACGTTTGATTTTTATTATTTGCCTAGTTGCGTCTATTAGTTCGGGCGATTCTTTTAATGCTTTTTTAGTATACCCTTTGTTAAGCAGAACATTCCTTATATACCATTCTTTTAAATCTCTTCTACCCTTAGCTTGACTTATTTTTTGATTCGACTTGAATTTACTGCTGTTTTTGATTTGCCATGTTTTAACATATTCGATATGTTTTGATTTATTTTTACGCTTATATTCCTTTGTGTTTTTTATATGGATAATTTTATTATTTTCATACCATAACTTTCTTCTTACCTTACAACATGCTTTACAATAATTGCACAACCCATCATTCTTCCCTTTATCCTTTTGAAAGAATGATTTATCTTTATTCATTTTACACATGGTGCATGTTTTTACCATTTCCTATCTACGTTAAACCTTCTTTTTAAATGAGCTATCAATAACTCATAAGCTTTAAATTCTCGCTCTACCGTTCTCAACTTGATTGGCTTTTTCTTATTGAATTTGTACCGGTCTTCTATATAATCAATGAACACGGAAATATAATTATCCTCTCCTTTTGCAATCGTTTGCCAGCCATATGTATTCTCTGGATGTTGCCCATAATTCATATGAAATACTTGTTGCCTTTCTGAAAATTCAAGTATAAAAATATCCCTTTTCATTCTCTGCTATATTTATTTATAACCTTAACCGCCTCTAACACTTCGCTCTCCTTATAATAAACCCTCCTACCGATTCGATATGCTGGCAGCTTACCGTCTTTTGTCCATCTGTGTATTGTGATCCGACTCACTGAAGGGTTGAATAATTTCCTGGCTTCTTCTGGTGATAGCATTCTATTTGCAGCGTCATTTAATTGATGCTTTTTTATTTCCTCAGCAACTACATCCCTTATTTTAGCAAAAAAATATTCTTCTGAAATTGGTATCAGTATAAACTTATCTTCCATTCAATAAAGATACGAATTGATAATATGCAAGAAATATAGGCTACCGCTGCTCCGGCCAGTCGGCAGACTTATGAAACAAGATTGTACGCTGAAAGTTAATTATGTACGCAGAAGGGTTCGATTCCTAACTTTTATCCACATTCCGCCACGCCTTAAACGGCACAGCATTGTTAAACAATTCGGTTTTCTTCACCACCCGCAGCACATCAGAGGCGAATATATCATATGATCGCTTCTTTCGCATGCGCTTAATACGCCCCGCCTTCCCACGGGTCCGGTAAATATACGAAAACGGTTCTTTGAACATGTTATGGTGTAGGTTGCAGGCCCAGCCACTTAACCACCAGGTGGGTGACGGTCTTGCACTCCTGCTTTTTTTTCATGGTACTGATTCTTTTTTCAACGGTCTTTGTTTTCATGTTCAGCATATTGGCTACTTCTTTCACTGTGTAGCCGCTGCCAAGTAATTGGATAATTTGGTCGTTAGTTATCATTCGTATTTGGATTTATGGGGATAGAGATCCTGCAGCACTCGCCGGATGCCGCCATCAAAGGACCGGTCACCGACGGAAAACCAGGGGCGACCGGTGAGCATTTGCCGGATCTTCTGTGCTGGGTATGCCTCGTTTATTTTAAGGTCGGGGCATTCGGTGGCTTTCAGTCCGATTATGTTGTTGCAATACCCGGTCTTGATGCAATAGCCGAACGGTTTCGACCAGACCAGTTGCGACATTGCGGCTTCAAATTTGAACTTATTGTAACGAATGGGGCAGTGAATGTCAAAGTATGGCATTGAATCCTCAAAGGCTTTCATTGTATTGGATACCGTATGTTTATAATCCGTCACAGTCATTTGATTTCGCAACCACCCGTGACAGTAATACGGAAACTTCCCCGCCTCATACCCCTGCAACAAATAATGATCATCGTTAATAAACAGAAAGTCTTCGCTCACCCGTTCATCTGCGCAAGCGGCCATAATTTTTGTGTAGATGTTGCGCTCTTTATCATAGGTTTTATCGCCCTGGTCATAGCATGGGATATGAATAACATTTCTCAGCCAGTCAGGAAGATCTCCCACTATAAATACATCGCTGTATCCGGTCAGATACTTTTCGATTGAACGGAGGCAGTAACGCAGTTCCAAGTTGTTATGCCGGGAGCCGGTGCCGAGGGGTAAAACTATCGATGTTGCCATTAAAAGTCCTCCGCAAGTTTTTCGATTCTTTTAAGCCTTTCTTGCTCCCTTTGGTCAGAAGAATATTTTTTTAAGGTATAAAAATGACCGATCGCCTCTGTGTTTATGTTGGTTATTTCGGTGCCATCGTACCATAAAGACACACCGAATGTTTCATGCTTTATTAACGATACTGTTCTGCCTAAATGAGAATATTCATATCTTTCGCTGCTATCATTCTCATTGCTGAAATACTTCCACTCGTTTAAAGGGAACGATATTACTTTAGTGACGATTTTTATTACGCTGAGATTCTCCATTTTTCATCGCCCATCCGGGCCGGTTTATTTTAGTTTTTCTATGAGTAATTTTAGGTGATCAACGGAAAACAAAACTTCATTAATGCTACTCTCGTGCGACATGAACTTATACCCACCCCATGCATATTTGAAACTTATGTAGGCGACATTGCGCCCATCAATCGAATAATGAAAGCGTTTGCCATGAGTATCTTCCTGCTCCGTGAATCCTTCGGTTGCTCTCATGAAAGCAAGTAGTTCTTTTGTTGTATTATTTTTTTCCATGATTAATTAATCATTATTCGATTCCCCGTTCTCATCCAACGTAAACAAAGCCACCGGTGGCAACCCATTAGAATGTATCTGCAAAATAACCGGTCGCCCGGCAACAATCGCCTCAATATCTTCTTTGCTTGGTTGCCACATTTCCA